ATTTCCGCTGGCAGGTGCAAAAGGTCCTGGTAGTGGCTCCCAAAAAGGTGGCAGAGGCCACCTGGAGCAAGGAGGCCGCCAAGTGGGACCACCTCCAGCACCTCCGCACCTCTGTGGTGCTGGGCAGCGCCACCAAGCGCATCAAGGCCCTCAACACTCCGGCGGACATCTATGTCATCAACCGGGAAAATGTGGAGTGGCTGGTGGACTACTACAAACAAGCCTGGCCCTTTGACATGGTGGTGCTTGATGAGAGCACCAGCTTTAAGAACAGCCAGAGCAAGCGCTGGAAAGCCATGAGGCGGGTGCGGCGTTTCATCAAGCGGATGGTCCTGCTGACCGGCACGCCGTCCTCTAAGGGCCTCATTGACCTGTGGGCACAAGTTTACCTGCTGGACTGCGGAGAGCGCCTGGGGCAATCCCTGAGCGCCTACCGTGAGCGTTATTTTGACCCTGACCAGCGGAGCCGCACACAGATTTTTTCCTACAAGGCCAAAGACGGTGCGGAGAGCGCTGTGTTGGATGCTATTTCTGACATCTGCATCTCCATGAAAGCGGAGGACTACCTGGAGCTGCCGGACTTCATCCAGCATGAGGTGCCGGTGCTGCTGGATGCCAAAGCCCGCCGGGCCTATGACCAGTTTGAGCGTGACCTGCTGCTGGAGGTGGACGAGGATGTCATCACCGCCGCCTCTGCCGCCGTTCTTGTGGGAAAACTCCTGCAAATGTGCAACGGTGCTGTGTATAGCAATGATGGTCACATCGTGCCGGTCCATGACTGCAAGCTGGAGGCCTATCTGGAGCTGCTGGAGCAGTTGAACGGAGAGCACTGCCTGACTTTCTACGGCTACCAGCATGACCGTGACCGCATCCTGGAGGCGCTGAAAAAGCACCGCAAGGACCTCCGGGTGAGGGTCTACAAAACCGTGGAGGATGAGGAGGCCTGGAACAACGGAGAGGTTGATGTGCTGCTGGTGCATCCGGCCTCCTGTGCCTACGGCCTCAACCTCCAGGCAGGCGGCCAGCATGTGGTGTGGTACGGCCTCAACTGGTCCTTTGAGCTGAATGACCAGGGCAACTGCCGCTTATACCGGCAGGGCTCCCCCTATGACAAGGTTTTCGTCCACTATCTTGTGGTGCAGGGCTGCCAGGATGAGGATGTCATGGCTACGGTGCGAGATCGCCAGGACACCCATGAGGCCGTCATGTCCGCACTCAAGGCCAGAATTAAGCGAGTAAAGGAGAGCGCAAAATGAGCGATAATCTGAATATTAAACTGCTGAAACAGCACGCCGCCATCCTGGAAACGGCCCTCCAGACCGTCAACAATGTTTCCAAGAGCATCACGGAGGAGGCAGCGGCCCTGGATGCGGAGCTTGCCCCCGTCCAGGATGCCACGGATGCGCTGGTGGCCTGCGAGAGGGCCCAGGAGCGTGCCCGCTTTGCTGAGGCGAAACTGAACAAGGCCGTGGCGGACCTGCGCTTTGTCATGGCCGGTGGTGACCCTTGCCGGGTGTGTGCCGTCAAGTGCACCTTTGGTGAGGGCAACTGCAAACCCGTGTGGCGTGGAGAGGCTGGTGCTGATTTGTGACTTTGAAAGAACTGTCCCAGCTTTACTACCTCAACCGGGAGATCGAGATGGACAAAAAGCGCCTCCTTGAGCTGGAGGCCAAGGCGGTGTCCTGTTCGTCAGATCTGTCCGGGATGCCCAGGAGCCCTGGCGTGGGGGACCGTGTTGGCCGCTATGCGGCGGAGATCGTGGACCTCAAGGGCATCATTGAGGCCAAACTCCAGCAGTGCATCTATGAGCGCAACCGTTTGGAGAGGTATATCACCACCATTGAGGACAGCCTCCTCCGGCAGGTTTTCACATATCGCTTTGTGAATGGACTGCCGTGGCAGCAGGTGGCCGCATGTATCGGCGGGAGTAACACTGCTGACGGCGTGCGGATGATGTGCAACAGGTACATCAAGGCCACGGAGCCGGAAACAGATGACGGCACAGAGGTCCAACTGTAACTTGTTCGTTCTGTTCGGTGTTTCTGTGGTACACTATATCCTGCGGGTAGTGCCTCAAGATGATGCAATACCTCCTTGGTTGAGCAGCGGCAAGGTGACGGATGATGAAACCCAGACCCTTGCCGCTGTTTCATTCTAACGATTTTTTAGAGCCGTCCGATGAGGGCGGCTTTTACTATGTGATGGGGTGGTGAGATGGCAAAGCTGACTGAAAAGCAAAAGCGATTTGTGCAGGAATACCTTGTGGACCTCAATGCCACGGCGGCTGCCAAGCGTGCCGGATATAGCGAAAAAAGCGCCTCCCGGATAGCCGTGGAACTACTCAATAAAACTCAAGTTTCTGCCGAAATCCAAAAGCAGCAGGCCAAGCGTCAAAAGCGGGTGGAAATCACCCAGGAAAAAGTGCTTGAGGAGCTGGCTGCAATCGCCTTTGCCAACGGTGCTGACTTCGCCACCGTCAACCAAAATGGCATTGTCCGCATCACCCCCACCTCTGAGCTGCCGGAGGAAAAGCGCAAGGCCATTGCCTCCATCAAGGAGGGGCAATATGGCACGGAGGTCAAGGTGCACGATAAGGTCAAGGCCCTGGAGCTGCTGGCCAAGCACCTGGGCATGTTCGACAGCAAGAACGGTGGCAGCGAGGCCCCAGAGAATAACATCTTTGAGGTCATTGACCAAAGCACCAGAGAGGAGATAGGCACGGATGAAATACCAGAGATTGAGCACCCGGCAAAACCTGGCCATGACCTGGTGGAATAGACCCGGCTTTGAGGTCTATGACGGCATCATCTGTGATGGCTCCATCCGCTCCGGCAAGACAGTGGCCATGACGGTGGGCTTTATCATGTGGGCCATGACCCGCTTTGACGGCTGCAATTTTGCCATCTGCGGCAAGACCATTGAGAGCCTGCGCCGCAATGTGACAAGCAATCTGCCCGTCTGGCTGGCGGGCGTTTTCTCTTTCAAGGAGCACCGCACTGAAAACAAGATCGTGGTGAGCGCCAACGGCAAGAGTAACAGCTTTTACCTGTTCGGCGGCAAGGACGAAAGCAGCGCCGCACTCATCCAGGGCATCACGCTGGCGGGCATCCTGCTGGATGAGGTGGCCCTGATGCCGGAGAGCTTTGTCAACCAGGCCACGGCCCGCTGCTCTGTTGAGGGGGCCAAGCTGTGGTTTAACTGCAACCCGGAGGGCCCCAGCCATTGGTTTTATACCAAGTGGGTGCTGGAGGCCAGCAGGCGGAAAATGCTGCACCTCCATTTCACCATGGATGACAACCTCAGCCTCTCCGCCTCAGTCAAGGCAAGGTATGAGAGCCTTTACTCTGGCGTTTTCTATGATCGCTTTATCCGGGGCCTGTGGGTGGTGGCGGAGGGGCTTATTTACACGATGTTCAACAAGGACTTTCATGTTGTGCCCAGCGTCCCCAGGCCCTATGAAAAGTATGTGATGTCCTGCGACTACGGCACCATCAACCCCACCAGCATTGGCCTCTGGGGCAAGGCTGGCGGCAAGTGGTACAGGATGCGGGAGTATTACTATGACAGCCGCAAGGAGGGCCGCCAGCGCACCGATGAGGAGCACTACACGGAGCTGGAGCGCTTGGCTGATGGCCTGCATGTGTCCGCCATCATTGTGGACCCATCGGCGGCCTCTTTCATTGAGGTCATCCGCCGCCATGACCGCTACCGTGTAGAAAAGGCCTCCAACTCCGTGCTGGACGGCATCCGCAATGTGGCCACCCGGCTTCAGAGCGGTGACATCTTTTTCTGTGACTGCTGCACGGACTGCATCCGTGAGTTTGGGATGTATCGCTGGGATGAAAAAGCCCAGATGGACCGTCCCATCAAAGAAAATGACCATAGCATGGACGATGTGCGCTACTTCGTGCACCGTGTCTATGCGCCTGATCTGATTAGCTTTAAGTGAGGTTTTACTGTGCGAGTTTCTGTGTTGGGTGTGCAATATGCTGTGGAATATCGGACAAGGGCCCAAGACCCTGAGCTTGAGGCAGCAGATTGTGATGGCTACTGTGACACCAGCATCAAGTTATGCGTGGCCCGTAAATATACGGCGGCAGAGCGAAAAGAGCCCGGCAGCAAGAAATGTCTGGATGACTACATGCGTAAGTGCATGAGGCATGAACTGGTCCACGCTTTTCTTTATGAGAGCGGCCTGAGCATCAATAGCCTCTCACCGTCTGGCTGGGCCTCTAATGAGGAAATGACGGACTGGATGGCTATACAAGGGCCGAAACTTTATGATGCTTGGAAACAGGCAAAATGTTTGTGAGGTGAGAAACCAATGGTGACACTCAATCTGAGGGATGACTGCAATGGCCGTGTGGCCACCAATTTCAAACGGGGCATGACGGACAAGCGCTTTCTGGAGCTTGAAATCACCGCATGGCTCACCAGCCCGGAGCGCAAAAAGCAGCTTGAGGGTGAGGCCTACTATGACGGCTACCAGGATGTGACCCACCGGGAACGCCTGGCGCTGGATGAGGACGGCAAGCCCATTGTGCTCAAGAACTTGCCCAACAACCGGCTGGTCAACAACCTCTATTCCAAGATGGTGGACCAAAAGACCAACTACTCCTTTGGCCGTCCGCTGTCCTTTGACACCGAAAACAAGGAGTATGCCAAGGCCCTGGGGGCTCTGTTCGGGGCCCGTTTTCTGCGTACTATGCACAATGTTGGTGAGGGCGCATGGATTGGCGGAAAGTCCTGGCTCTATCCATACTACGAAAACGGGGAACTGGCTTTCCGGCGCTTTCCTGCTGATGAGGTCCTGCCATTCTGGGCGGACGCTGACCACACCATCCTGGACGCTGCTGTCCATGTCTATGTGGTGCAGGAATACGATGAGGCCGAACACGCCAAGAATGTGGTCAAGGTAGAGGTCATGCACGGCGGCGGTGTGGATTGTTTCATCCGCACGGATGACGGCGTGCTGGAGCCGGACAGCTTTGCCTACTCCGGCCCCTATATCATCACCCGGCAGGACGATGAAACCGGCAAGGTGGAGGGCTACAACTGGGAGCGCATCCCGTTGGTGTGCTTTAAGAGCTCCCACCATGAAATCCCACTCCTCTCCAAGGTCAAGTGCCTCCAGGATGCCTACAACAACATCCTGAGCAACTTTGCCAACCAGATGGAGGAGGACATCCACACCACCATCCTGGTCATCAAGAACTATGACGGTGAGGACCTGGGCACATTCCGCCGCAACCTGGCCACCTATGGTGCCATCAAGGTGCGGTCCTATGAGGGGGCTGAGGGCGGCGTGGACACTTTGGAAATATCCGTCAACGCTGAAAACTACAAGACCCTGTTGTCCCTGCTCAAGGATGCCATCATTGAGAACGCCAGAGGCTATGATGCCAAGGATGACCGCATGAGCGGTGACCCAAACCAAATGAACATTCAGAGCATGTATTCTGACATTGACCTGGATGCCAATGGCATTGAAATGGAGTTTCAGGCCAGCATGGAGGAGCTGCTTTGGTTTATCAACAAGCACCTGGCCAACACCGGCGGCAGGAGCTTTGAGGGCGAGGATGTCACAGTCATCTTTGACCGGGATGTGCTCATCAACGAAACGGAGGCCATCAACAACTGCAAGAACTCCGTGGGCATCCTTTCTGATGAAACCATCGTCAAGATGCACCCCTGGGTCACTGACCCGGAGCAGGAGCTCCAGCGCATCAAGGATGAGAAAGAGGAGGCCATGCAGGCTGACCCCTACCAGGCCGCTTTTCTGGCCAACCGCAACCAGCCGCCGGTAAACAATGAGGGTGGTGGCGATGGCAAGACAGACTAACGCCGCCTACTGGGCCCAGCGCATGAAAAACATGGAGGATGCGCTGCTGGACCAGTCCTACTCCTATGTGGAAAACCTTGAAAAGCAGTTTGCCGCCGCCCAAGCTGAGATCGAGCGGCAGATGGCCCGCTGGTATCAGCGCTTTGCCACCAACAATGAGATTGACCTGGCAGAGGCCAAGCGGCTGCTCAATTCCAAGGAGCTCAAGGAGTTTCACTGGACCGTGGCTGAGTACATCGCCTATGGTGAGCAAAATGCCATTGATGGTGCCTGGATGAAACAGCTTGAGAACGCCAGCGCCAGGGTACACATCTCCCGGCTGGAGGCTCTAAAGCTCCAGCTCCAGCAGCAGGCAGAGGTCCTATACTCCAACCAACTGGACTATGTGGATGCCGCCGCCCGCAAGATGTATGAGGGCAGCTACTATCACACGGCCTTTGAACTGCAAAAGGGGCTGGGCGTGGGCTGGACCATGCAGGCCATCAATGAGGAAACTATCACCAAGGTGCTCTCCCGCCCCTGGACCACGGACAACCAGACTTTCCGTGATCGGTGCTGGACAAACAAGCAGAGCCTTGTGAACAGCGTCAACACCCAGCTCACGCAAATGGTCATCCGGGGCGAGGCCCCGGACCGTGCCATTTCTGCCATCTCCAAGCAGTTTGATGTGTCCAGGGCAAAGGCTGGCCGCCTGGTGATGACGGAAAGCGCCTATTTCTCCAGCGCCGGGCAAAAGGACTGCTACAAGGCCCTGGATGTGGAGCGCTACAAAATCGTGGCCTCCTTTGACAAGGACACATGCAGCTTGTGTGCCGACATGGACGGCAAGGTTTTCAAGATGTCAGAGTACCAGGTGGGGCTCACCGCTCCACCGTTTCATCCGTGGTGCCGGTGCTGCACCTGCCCCTACTTTGAGGACATGGACGGCATGGGTGAACGCTATGCCCGTGACGCTGTGACGGGTGAGCGCTTCAAGGTGCCCGGCAACATGACCTATGACCAATGGAAAGCCCAGCAGGATGCTCTCCATGGTCAAGGAACTGTTGATAAGATGCAGAAAATCAGCTATAATGAAACCGCTGACAGAGCCCAGTTTGAAAAGTACAAGGAGCGCCTGGGTGCGGATGCACCCCGCTATTTCAAGGACTTCCAAGCCTTGAAATATGACCGTGCTGCCGAATACAAGGACCTGGCTGGGCTCTATTCCTACAAGGGCCGTGTGCCGGAGGCCTCCAAGGCTGACTACAAGGCCTATAAGGCCGTAAAAGCCACCGGCGTGATTGGCACCGTTCGTGTGCCGCCGGAAACTATTGATGCGGACATCCTCACTTTCAACGATGCCCACGCCGCACGCCACGGCTGCACGCTGGACGATGCCAAGGGCTATGTAAGAGCCGCCAAGTGCACCGTGCGGCGCAAGCGCTGGGATGGTGTGAGCATCAACTGCTATTCTCTTGACGGTGCGGCATATATTGATGCTGATACCATGAAAGTCAAGACGGCATTTTCTGAAAAAGACTTTGACCCGACAACCAAGGCCATTGCGGAGGTATTCAGATGAACACAGTTTTTTGCCCTGTTACGGGTGGGCAGGTTGATGGGACCACTTGCCTGGAAATTGTCCTTGTGGCAGACCATGAGGCAAAGCCCTCTATTCTGCCCAATGGCATCACATGGAGTGAGGAGCAGCGTGAGCGGTGCCTCAAGTGCCCCTACCACGCTGATCTGGAGAGCTCCGAGGAGTAACCCCTTTTTGATGTTAAAAGCATCGTGCTGAAAATGCACGGTGCTTTTTTCATACCTAAATACCGCTGGCCCAGCGGACTACAAGATGGGCACTGCAACACCGGGACTGGCCGGATAAAAAGGACAGCAGACATGCAAGGAGGTAACAATCATGTTGGAATGGCTGAAAACCGTATTGGGGGATGCGTACACCCCCGAAATTGACACGGCAGTTTCTCAGGAGATCGGCAAGGGCTTTGTGGCCCGCACCGACTTCAACACAAAGACTGCCAAGGTCACAGAGCTGGAAACCGAGGTCAAGCAGCTCCGTGAGGGTATCAAGACCCGTGACACTCAGCTCTCCGAGCTGAAAAAGTCCGCCGGTGACAATGCCGAACTGCAAAAGCAGATCGACACGCTCACCCAGCAGAACAAGGACCAGAAAGCCGCCTATGATAAGGAGCTGGCCACGGTCAAGCTGACTGCTGCGGTGGATGCGGAGCTCACCGCTGCCGGGTCCAAGAACAACATCGCCGTCCGTGCGATGCTGGCGGACTTCCTCAAGGATGCCAAGGTGGTGGATGGCAAGGTCACCTCTAAGGAGAACGGCGAAACCGTCACCCTGGGGGCCAAGGTCGAGGCGATGAAAAAGGACGCTGCTACTGACTTTATGTTTGGAGATGCGCCCAAGTATAGCGGCTGGAAACCCGGCGAGAACGGGGACGGGGGCAAGCCCGGCAGCACCAAAAAGCTGTCTGAGATGTCCTACTCCGAGCTGACCGAGTACATGGCCAAAAACCCTGACGCAAAGCTGGAATAACCCCAACAACACAATCATTTCAAGAAAGGAAGTATTGAATTATGCCTAACGCTAAGTTTGACGCAAAATCTTTCAACCCTGAGGCTTTCAAGTACATCATGGACCGCATCCCCCGCACCCGCCTCAACGAAATCCGCAAGTCCAAGGTCCTGGTGGGCAACCCGGACATCCGTGCGGTGCTGGGCACCCAGAACGGCACCGGCTATGCCCGTGTGGCCGTGCGTGGCCTGCTGGACGGTGAGGCTGTGAACTATGACGGCCAGACTGACATCACCGCCACCTCCACCAAGACCTTTGAGCAGGGTGTGGTGGTCATTGGCCGTGCCAAGGCGTGGGTGGAAAAGGACTTCTCCTTTGACATCACCGGCGGCGTGGACTTTATGAACAATGTGGCCCAGCAGGTGGCGGACTACTGGCAGGACATTGACCAGGACACCATCCTGGCGGTCCTCAAGGGCGTTTTCTCCATGACCGGCGGCAAGAGCGGTGAGTTTGTCACCAAGCACACCTACTCTGTCAACGGCAACCTGGAGGCCTCCACCCTCAACAGCGCCACTGCCCAGGCCTGCGGTGACCACAAGAAAAAGTTTGCCATGATTTTCATGCACTCTGTTCCGGCCACCAACCTGGAAAACCTCAACCTGCTCACCGCCCTCAAGTACACCGATAAGGACGGCGTGACCCGTGACCTGACCCTCTACACCTGGAACGGCAAGCTGGTCATTGTGGATGACGGGATGCCTGTTGAGGCTGTTGCCGCCACCTATAAGCTGACCTCTGACACCGCCCTGGCGCCCGGCAAGACTTACTACACCAAGAGCGGCACCAAGTACAACGCTGTGGCCTCCCCCAGCGTGGACAACATTGCCACCTATTATGAGGTGGATGTCCCTGCCGGTGAGGAATACACCAGCTATGTCCTGGGTGAGGGCTCCATCAACTTTGAGGACCTGGGTGCTAAGGTGCCCTATGAGATGTCCCGTGACCCCGCCAAGAACGGTGGCCAGGACACCCTCTACACCCGCCAGCGCAAGGTGTTTGCCCCCAAGGGCATCTCCTACGAAAAGACCAGCCAGACCACCCTCTCCCCCACGGATGCAGAGCTGTCCGATGGTGCAAACTGGGCTCTGGTCCACTCTGGTGAGGCCGCTGAGAGCCAGCGCTCCTACATCAACCACAAGGTTATCCCCATCGCCCGCATCAAGTCCAGAGGCTAAACCATGACCGTGTATGAGGCCGTGGTGTCCCGGCTGGCCATGCTGGGCTACACCGTCACGGACAATGACGAAACCGGCCTCAATTTCCTCATAGACAAGTGTGAAAAGGACATCCTGGCAGACATCAATCAAAGGGTGCTGCCGGATGGCCTTTTCTATGTCCATGTGGATATGGTGGCCGGGCAATTCCTCTATGATAAGAAAGCCGCCGGTGGTCTGGACGGGCTGGAGGGCTTTGACTTCTCCGCCCCGGCCAAGAGCATCACGGAGGGTGATGTGGCCATCACCTTTGCTGGAGCCAGTGATGGAGCCAGCAGCGCTGAGGCCCGCTTTGATGCCCTGCTTGCAGGGCTCATGCGCCCGTCTGAGAGTACGCTGGCGGCTTTTCGGAGGATGAGATGGTAGTGGGGAGCCCCGCCCACAAAAAGGCCGTGCAGAGCCTCTGGGTGGGCAAGGCAACCATCACCGTGCTGGACGGGGTGCTCAATCCCGCCAATGGCCGCACGGAGCCCCAGGAGCGCATCCTGGCGGCAGACATCCGCTGCCGCATTTCCCACAAGTCTGTGGTGAGTACAGAGCCCAACGAGGAGGCCGCCCAGGTGGCCCAAAGCGTGGTGCTCTACATTGACCCCTCCGTGGACATCCCGGAGGGGTCTAAAATCACAGTGACCCAGAACGGCGTGACCCGTGACTATGAACGGGGCGGCAAGAGCGCAGTGTATAGCTGCCACCAAGAGGTGCCGCTGGAGCTTTTCAAGGAGTGGGCCTGATGAACTGGGGAAACTGCGATTATAAGCAGCTCCAGCGCCTCCGTGACAGTCTGGCCACGCTCCAGAGCATGGACATGGACCGTTTCTGCACGGAGGTGTCAAAGGAGTTGGCCGCCCGCCTGCTGGCGCTGGTCATTCCCCGCACACCTGTGGGGCAGTACCCAAAATCCAGTGGCAAAAAGGGCGGCACCCTGCGCCGGGGCTGGACATCCAAAACCCAAGCGGATGCTGCCAGCAGAGGCGGCAGCAATGATGCGAAAGCCTACGCTGAGGCACTGCCAGTCAGAAAGTCCGGCAACGCCTACATCATTGAGGTCATCAACCCTGTGGAATATGCCAGCTATGTTGAGTTTGGCCACCGAACACGGGGCGGTGACGGCTGGGTGCCGGGCCAGTATTTCCTCACCCTGTCCGAGCAGGACCTTAAGAGGCTTGCGCCGGGCGTGATCGAGAGAAAACTGGAGGCCCTGCTGCGGGAGGTATTCAATGGCTGAAATCAATTTCAACAGCATCTATGACGGCGTGAGCCTTGCGCTCCACGCCGCTTTTCCTGCCGCCCAGGTGCATGGCGGGAATGTCAAGCAAGGGCTCAAGCCCGGAGATTTTAATGTCATCATGCCTGGTGCCGGTCACGCCAAAGAGGTGGGCCAGAGGTACAAGCGGACACCCACGGTGGATGTGATTTACTACCCCAAGGCCGGGGATGCGGAGTGCTATGGCATGGCACACCGGCTGTCCTTTGTCCTGGGGAGCATCACAACCCCGGAGGGGGACATCATCCATGCCACCGGCTGTGAGTGGACACTGGCGGAGGATGTCCTGCATGTACTTTTGAGCTATGACCACTTCGTCCGTGTCCCGCTGGAGCAGGAGAACATGGAAACTCTCAAAATCAATGAGGAGGGATAAGCCAATGGCAAAAACCCAGACCACGGAGGCCAATGCCGCCGCCTTTACCAAGGCGCAGTTGGTGGCCTCTCAGAGATATGTCCACCGGCGGGACCTGATCGGCGCACTGCTGGAGGATGGCAAGACCTACACCTTGAATGAGGTGGATGCGCTGATTGAAAAGTTTATGAAAGGCAAGGTGAGATAAATGGCTCTTGGCGGAGGTAACTGGCTGACCCAGAACAAGGTCCTGCCCGGCAGCTACATCAATTTCTCCAGCGTGGCAAAGGCATCCGCCACTCTGTCTGACAGAGGCTATGCGGCAGCGCCCTTTGTTCTGAGCTGGGGCCCGGAGGGTGAGGTTTTCCCCGTCACCTCTGGTGAGTTTCAGAAGAACAGCAAGGCCATCTTCGGCTATGGGTATGACCACCCCAAGCTGCTGGCCCTGCGTGAGATTTTCCAGCACGCCACCACCGTCTACTGCTGGCGGCTGGGCAACGGCGAAAAGGCAAGCTGCACCTATGCGGATGCCAAGTACCCCGGTGTGCGTGGCAATGACCTCTCTATTGTCATCGCCTCCAATGTCGATGACACCAGCGCATGGGATGTGAGCACCTATCTGGATGGCCAGTGTGTGGACACCCAGACGGTCAAGGCGGCCACTGATCTGAAAGCCAATGATTATGTGGTTTTCAAGACCAGCGCCACGCTGGCGGCCACTGCGGGCACCAAGCTGACCGGGGGCGCTGATGATGCGGCGGTCACCGGCGAGGACCACCAGGCTTTCCTGGATAAGCTGGAGGCCTATGCTTTCAACACCCTGTGCTGCCCGGCCACGGAGAGCACCGTGGTCAATCTGTATGTCAAGTACACCCAGCGCATGAGGGATGAGGTGGGTGCCAAATTCCAGCTTGTGGCCTGGAAACCCAGCGCTGACTATGAGGGCGTGATTGGCGTGTGGAACACCGCCACCCACGCCACCATTGCCAATGTGGACACCCAGGCGGTGGTCTACTGGACTACCGGCGCACATGCTGGCGTGGCCGTCAACAAGTCCCTCACCAATGCTAAGTATGACGGTGAGCTCATTCTGGACACCGAATACACCCAGGCAGCGCTTGAGGCGGCTCTCAAGGCGGGCAAGTTTATGTTCCACAATGTCAACGGGGTCACCCGTGTGCTGGAGGACATCAACACCCTGCTGACCCTCTCCGACACCAAGGGAGAGGTTTTTCAGTCCAACCAGACCATCCGTGTGTGTGACCAGATCGCCAATGACACGGCGGTGCTGTTCAACACCCGCTATGTGGGCACCGTGCCCAATGATGCCTCTGGCCGTGCCTCCCTGTGGGGCGATGTGGTCAAGCTCATCCAGGAGCTTGAGAAAATCCGTGCTGTTGAGAACTTTGACCCCGACACGGTGACCTGTGAGCAGGGTGACAAGAAAAAGGCAGTGCTGCTGACCATCAACGGCCTCAACATCATCAACGCCATGGCCCAGCTCTACATGAGCGTTATCATTCAGTAAAGGAGGATTGTGACACATGGCTGACAAAATCTCTATGAACACCCAGGATGCCGTGAGCGCCAACTTTGCTGAGTGCTTTGTGACGCTGAACGGCACCCGCTACTCCATGCTGATGGCCAAGGAGTTTGAGGGCAAGGCCTCCATCAACACCAAGGAAGTCTACCGTCTGGGCAATCCCGTGATCGGCCACAAGGCCCAAACCATTGCCCTGGCTTTCTCCATGACGGTCTATAAGTGCACGGAAATCTTTGACCAGGTGGTTGAGGACTTCATCAAGACGGGTGTGATGCCTACCTTTGACATCCAGACCTCCAACGATGACCCCGCCACCTCCGTTGGCCGGAGCACCAAGATTTACAACAACTGCGTGCTGGATGGTGATGTGCTGCTGTCCATGTTCAACGCAGAGGGTGACTTTGTGGAGCAGACCCTTGAGGGCTACTGCGACAGCTTCACCCGCCCCGAAAAGCACACCAACCCGTCCTATATGTAAGGGCGGCCAACTAAAGGAGGAAATCATCCATGAGTAACCTGTCCGCATTTATGCACGCCAATGTTGAGCAGATCGAAAACTACAAGTTTGCCGCCTCCCCCCGTTTCAAGGGGGAGGATGGCAAGCCCATGTTGTGGGAAATCTGCTGCATCTCCGCTGATGAATACGCCCGCATCCGCAACTCCTGCGTCCGGCAGGTGCCGGTGCCCGGCAAAAAGGGCCAGTACACCCAGCAGCTTGATAGCTACGCTTTCCAGGCCAAGGTGTGCGCCCGCTGCACGGTGTTCCCGGACCTGAGCAACGCAGAGCTCCAGAATGACTGGGGTGTTGCCAAGCCGGAGGAACTGCTGGGCAAGCTGCTCATCGGCGGTGAGTTTGATGACTATGTGACGGAAGTTTTCCAGCTCAACGGTTTCAAGACTGAGAATGAGCTGGTTGATGAGGCAAAAAACTAATAGAGGACGGTGACCCAGAGGCCAGCTATGCACACTTCTGTCTGCAAAAGTTTGGCTGGGAGCCGTCCAAGTTTTTGAGCCTGCCCGTCAAGGAGCGTGCTTTTGTCATCGCCTCTATTGATGCCCGCTGTGCGGCGGAGCGGAAAAAAGAGGCGGAACTCAAGAACAAAGCAAAACGCAAATAAGGCTCCCGCCCTGAGCGATACAGGGCGGGAGCTTTTCCCAAGGTGGTGAAACTATGGCAACTATCAGATCGCAAATGGTCCTCAATGACGGGATGAGCGCCGTGCTCAAGAGGATAACCTCCGCACTTGACACTACGCTCAACGCCTTTGAGCAGGTCCAGCGTGCCTCTGGCAGAGCTGTTGATGCCGCCCAGATTGCACAAGCACGCTCCCAGCTTGTGGGAGCAAATGCCGAAATCCAGGAGATGGCGGACGGCTACCGCAGAGCCGCAGAGCAGGAGGAAAACCTCAACCGAGGCCTCCGCACCGGCGGCTCCCTGGCAGATGGTATGCTGGGCAAGGTCAAGACCCTGGTGGCCACACTGGCCGCCGGTGCCGGGCTCAATAAGCTCATCGGCCTCTCTGACCAGATGACCAGCACCACCGCCCGCCTGTCTTTCCTTGTGGATGACGGCGGCAGCGTGGATGAGCTGGAGGCCAAAATCATGGCCTCTGCCCAGCGCTCCAGAGCTGCCTACCTTGACACGGCATCTGCTATTGCCAGCATGGGCGCAAACGCTGGAGCCGCTTTCAGCTCCAATGATGAGCTCATTGCTTTTATGGAGCAGGTCAACCGCCAGTTTACCATTGGCGGCGCATCCGCCCAAGGGCAGGCGGCGGCCATGCTCCAGCTCACCCAGGCAATGGCGGCAGGCGCTCTGAGAGGCGAGGAGCTAAACTCCATCCTTGAAAATGCGCCCGGCATCGCCAGAGCCATTGAGCAGTACATGGGTATTGCAGAGGGCTCCATCAAGCAATATGCCCAGGAGGGCCAGGTCACCGCCGAGGTGGTCAAAAACGCCCTTTTCTCTGTGGCAGACGAAACCAACGCCAAGTTTGAGAGTATGCCCATGACCTGGGCGCAAATCTGGACCAACATGCAAAACCGGGCGCTCCAGACATTGGACCCCATTCTCAACAAGCTCAACAAGCTGGCCAACAGTGAGCAATTCAGCACGGTGGTGGACGGAGCCTTGAACGCCTTGGCCACCATCACGGCCCTTGCCTCCGGCATCCTTGATGTGTTCGTCAACATCGGCTCTGCCGTGGTTGATAACTGGTCTGTGATTGAGCCTATTGCCTGGGGCCTTGTGGCTGCACTTGTGGCCTACAACGCCGTGGCGCTCATCACTCAGGCCATCAATGGCGCTGTGGCGCTCTCTGCTGGCGTGAAAGCGGCGGCAGAGATGATGAGCACTGGGGCAACCTTTGCCGCTACGGCGGCACAGTACGGCCTCAATGCGGCCCTGCTGGCCTGCCCCATCACCTGGATAGTGGTGGGGGTCATCGCCCTTGTGGCGGGCATCATCGCCCTGTGCAACTGGATTGCTAAGACCACCGGCGTGGCGGCCACGGGCTTTGGAGTTATCACCGGCGGCATCAATGTGGCCATTCAAGCCGTGTGGAACGCCATGCTTGTGGTGGCCAATGTGGCCATTGGCATCTGGAACGCTCTGGGTGCCTGCTGCTCCAACATCGGCACCGCTTTCCACAATGTCATCTCCAATGTGCAAGGCTGGTTTTACGGCCTGCTGTCTACCGCCCTCACCGTTGTAGAGGGCATCTGTGCGGCTTTGAACAAGCTGCCCTTTGTCGAGTTTGACTACTCCGGCATTTCCGCAAAGGCGGATGAATACGCCGCAAAATCGGCGGAGGCCTATGGCAGTGTTGAGGAGTACCAGAACATTGGGGACGCTTTCACCAAAGGCTACAACACCTTTGACACATTCACGGATGGCTGGGCCTCTGATGCTTTCAAGGCCGGTGCATCGTGGGGTGACGGTGTGGCTGATAAGGTGAGCAGTTTCTTTGACTTCGGCGGAGGCGGCACCGGCGGCACGGACCTTGGCAGCGGTTTTGACCTGAGCAGCATTGCTGACAACACCGGGCTGACCGCCGACAATACCGGCAAGACCGCTGATGCTCTGGCCGTGACAGAGGAACAGCTTGAATACCTGCGGGACATCGCAGAAAGGGATGCAATCAACCGTTTCACCACCGCAGAGGTCAAGATTGACATGACCGGCATGACCAACAGAATTGACGGCAGTGCTGATCTGGACGGCGTTATCAGCCAGCTCACAGAGGGCTTTACTGAGGCGCTGGTCACCGCTGCTGAGGGGGTGCACGCATGAGTTATTCCTGTTACCTGGGCGGCGTGGAGTGGCCCACTCCCGCCAAGCTGACCGTAAAAATCAAGGGCAAAAATAAGACGCTCACGCTGCTCAATGAGGGTGAAATCAATTTCCTCCGCACCCCTGGGCTGAGTGAGATCGTGCTGCCGGTGACGCTCTCAATGCTCACCGGCAGCCGGTCCCCGTCCTACTACATGGGCGTGTTGGAACGGCTCAAGACCTCCAAGGGCACCACCCAGTTTATTTTGGTGCGGCGCTCCCCGGATGGACGGCGGCTGTTCGACACCAACATGACCGTGAGCGTGGAGGACTACAACATCACGGAGGATGCCAAGGAGGGCCTGGATGTCAGCGTGGACATCAACCTCAAGCAATGGCGCTCCTACGGCACGAAAACGGCCAAGGTCGAACAGCCCAGCACCGACACGGGCAAGCAGACCGTGACCGTGGAAAAGGAGCGGGATGCCAGCACGGCCCCCTCCGCTAAGACCTACACCGTGAAAAAGGGTGACACCCTCTGGGCCATCTCCGCCAAGTATTATGGCGCTGGGGCCCAGTACACCAAAATCTACGGGGCCAACACGGACAAAATCAGCAACCCCAACCTCATCTATCCTGGGCAGGTGCTCACCATCCCATGAGCTATGAGCTGCTGATACAACATGGTAGCAATATCATGTACCCACCCACGGTGGAGGGTGTCACCATTGAGTGGGAACGCAAAGGCCAGCCGGGCAAGCTCACCTTTGAGGTGGTAAAGACCCCAGGCCTGAGCTTTCAAGAGGGGGACCCCTGCCGTTTTTCCGTGGACGGCACCCCCGTCTTTTATGGCTTTGTCTTTGAGAAATCCCGCAAGGGCAACAACCCCAATGTCATCAAGTGCGTGGTGTATGACCAGCTTTATTACCTCAAGAATAAAGACACCTATGTCTACACCAACAAGACGGCCTCTGAGGTCATCAAAATGGTGGCGGAGGACTTCCAGCTCAATGTGGGAGAGCTTGAGGACACGGGCTACAAGATCGCCAGCCGTGTGGAGGACAATCAAACCCTGTTTGACATCATCCAAAACGCCCTGGACGAAACCCTAAAGGCCACCGGGCAGATGTATGTGCTCTATGACAATGTTGGAAAGTTGACCCTCAAGAGCCTGGGCAACATGAAACTCAACATGCTTGTGGATGAGGACACCGCCGGTGACTACGACTATAAGAGCTCCATTGCCACCCAGACCTATGACAAAATCAAGCTCTCCTATGAGAACAAGGAAACCGGCAAGCGGGAAATCTATATTGCCCAGGATGGCTCCCACATCAATCAATGGGGTGTCCTGCAATATTATGAGAAACTGGACAGCAAGGCCAACGCCAAGGCGATGGCGGACGCTCTCCTGGACCTCTACAACACCAAGACCCGCACCCTCAAGCTCCAGGATGTCCTTGGTGACATCCGTGTGAGGGCGGGCACGCTGCTGGTGGTCATGCTGGGCCTGGGTGACATCAATGTGTCCAACTACCTCATGGCCGAACAGGTCAAGCACACATTCAACGATGGGCAGCACCTCATGGAGCTCAAAATGCGAGGTGGTACATTTGTCGCTTGACATCAATGAGCTGGTCCGTGCTGTGAAACAGGCGGCGGTGGAGGCGGTCAAGGCGGACGGCCCCATGGCCGTGAGCTTTGGCACTGTGACATCCGCCTCCCCGCTGAAAATCCAGGTGGACCAGAAAAAGACCTTGACGGAGGCCCAGCTCATCCTCACCAACAATGTCCGGGACTTCAATGTGGACATGACGGTGGACCACCAGACGGAAAGCCAAAGCGGCGGCAGCGGAGAGGCTGCTTTTGCCGCCCACCAGCACGCCTACAAGGGCAGGAAAACCTTTAAGGTGCACCTGGCCCTCAAGGCAGGGGAAAAGGTCATCCTCATCTCCTGTGATGGCGGGCAAAAATACATTGTCTTGGACAGATGGGAGGCACCTTGATGGGAACGCTACCGACAACTGGAGAAAACCTTGACCTCATCGGCTTTGAGCTGGAGGAGCAGCCCAGCTATACTCACAAGCTGGACATTGAGGGGCAGCGGGTGGCGGGCATGACCGACAAGCGGGAGGCCCTGCGCCAAGCGGTCTATCTCATCCTCAATGTGGAGCGCTACGCCTACCCCATCTATTCCCGCAATTATGGCTCCGAGCTGGTTGACCTGATCGGCCAACCTATGGACTACGCCATGAGTGAGATGAAAAGGCGCATCACGGATGCCCTGATGCAGGATGACCGCATCACCGGCGTGGATGACTGGACCTTTGAAACCGGCAGAAAGTCCGTGCTGGTCCGCTTTACCGTCTACACCATTTATGGAGAGCTGGAGGCCACAAAGGAGGTTGAGATTTAACCATGTTTGAAACCAAGACCTATGAGGCGCTGCTGGCCAGCGCCTTGGCCAGGGTGTCCTCCGGCATCGACAAGCGGGAGGGCTCCATGGTGATGAACGGTGTGGCTCCGTCCATGGCGGAGCTGGCCCAGCTCTACATTGGGCTGGACTTCGTTTTCACCGCCACATACCTGGCAACAGCGCCCCGTGAATATCTCATCAAGCGGGCCGCTGACCGTAACATGAGCCCCTACCTGCCCAGCGCCGCAGTGTTCCGGGCGGAGTTTAACATTGAGGTGCCGGTGGGCACCCGTTTCTCCTGCGAGGACCTAAACTTTGTGGTGACGGCCCGCATGGACACCTCCGAGGACACCGCCACCGGCCTGAGCCACCGGGTCACCTGCGAAACAGCAGGGGCCCATGCCAACGGCTACACCGGCCAGCTCATCCCCATTGAGTATGTGGACGGGCTGACCCATGCAGAGCTGGTGGAGCTGCTAATCCCTGGAGATGATGAGGAGGACACGGAGGTTTTCCGCCAGCGTGTCCTTGACAGCTTCAAGTCCCAGGCCTTTGGCGGCAACCAGGCTGACTACATCGAAAAGGTGAAAGCCATGCCCGGCATCTCCGCCGTCAAGGTGCACCCGGTCTGGAACGGGGACATTGCGCCGTCCACGCTCATCCCGGATGCTACTGTCACAGCCTGGTACACCAGCGCCATTGCGGGGCTCAGTGAGCCCGTGGCGGCCTGGCTCACCGCCGTCTACACGGCGGCGCTCAACAAAAAGCTGACGGTGGGCGGCACCGTCAAGCTGGTGCTGCTGGCATCCAATAACACCGCCCCCTCTGAAACCCTCATTGATGAGGTGCAGACGGCGGTGGACCCCACCGAGAACGCCGGGGAGGGTCTGGGACTTGCCCCCATCGGCCATGTGGTCCATGTGACCGGCGTGGAGCCGGTGCCGGTGAGCATCACGCTCAATCTGACCTATGCCTCCGGCTGGAACTGGGAGGCCATCAAAAGCTATGTGGAGGCCGTCATTGATGACTATTTTGCAGAGCTGGCAGGCACCTGGGCCACTTCGGACCACCTGACCATCCGCATCTCTCAGATTGAAAGCCGCATCCTCTCCGAGTGCTCCGACATGATAACGGACATTGCTGACACGCAGATCAACGGCAAGGAGGAAAACCTTGTGCTGGGTGCAGACAGCATCCCGGTGAGGGGGGACATCAATGGATAGAAAGCTCCTTGACTACCTCCCCCCGGTGCTCCGTGAGGTGCTTGAGTTTCAAGCCATCAATGCCGCAAACGAGCCGGAAATCTCCATTGCGTGGGACGCTCTGGCCCTGGTCCTTGCCAACCAATTCCTGGACACGGCAACGGCCAGCGGCGTGGCCGTGTGGGAGCGTGAGCTGAATATCCGCCCCAAAGACACGGACACGCTGGAGGTCCGCAAGGCACGCATCAAGGCCCTGTGGAACTTGGAGCTGCCCTACACTCTGCCCTGGCTCAAGAACTGGCTCACCGGCCTCTGCGGTGAGCTGGGGCATGAGGAGAGCATTGTGGACTACACCATCAACATCCAGCTTGACTACACCGTCCTGCCGGATGCGGATGCCCTGGCGGCGGAAATCCTGGACATGCTCCTCATGGTGCGCCCGGCCAACATGCGGGTGCTGATGACATCTTTTTTGCAGTCATACGGCACCGTCACCTGCGGCGTTTACACCGAGTATGAGGATGAGGTCAACATCTGGCCCATGATGGTCCATGAGATGGAAAGCACCGGCAAGTCCATTGCTGTGGGTGCTCTGGAGTATCACAACACTGTGGAGATTTACCCACAAGAATAGGAGGAAAAAGCACTATGCCCAATGAAACCAAAAACTATGGCACCGTTATCACCACGGCGGGCGCTGCGCTAATCGCCAAGTGCATCTTGAACGGCGGCAAGGTCAACATCAAGACTGCTGCTGCCGGTGACGGCGGCGGTGAGTATTATGAGCCCACCGTGGCCCAGACCGCCCTCCGGGGCAAAAAGTGGGAGGGCGATGTGGCCAGCGCCGCAGTCAGCACCACCAACGCCAACATGATTGATGTGAAAATCACCATTGATGACAGCGTGGGCGGTTTCACCATCCGTGAGATGGGCCTCTTTGACGATGACGGCACGCTCATTGCCATCTGCAACACCCCTGACACAGAAAAGGTGTCCACGGATGGCGGCGTGTCTGGCAAGCTCACCATGATTATGCACATCGTGGTAGCGGATGCCTCCGTTGTCAGTTTCACCATCACCCCGGCCCTGGACACAGTGAGCCGGGCGGAGATGGAGAGCGCCCTGGCAGAGCACAACACCAACGGCACCAGCCACTCCGACATCCGGGCGCTGGCGCTCAATGCTGTGCAGCAGGGCGATGTCTACACCAAGCCAGAGGTCAACGCTTTGGTGGGGGGCGCTGTGAATGAGCATAACAACTCAGACGCAGCGCACGCCAGCATCCGTGTAGACCTCACGGGGCTGGATAGCCGCCTCAAGACGCTGGAGCTGAAATATGGCACCAATGTCACCGGCAGCAGCTTTGAGGTCACCTTTGTTACGCTGACGGATGTAGTGGTCACCGGCGTATGGAATGAGGAACTTGGCCGAATTGAGTTTTAAGATGCGGAGGTGAACAAGATGCGGAGAGGCACAAACCCTGTGCTGACCTTTGAGCTGCCGGAGGCAATCACTATATCTGCCCTGTATATCACTTTTCAGCAGAACAGGCAAACTGTGCTGGAAAAGGACCTCACTGCTGTCACCTATGACAAAGAAAACGGCATCATCACGCTGCCGCTTTCCCAAGAGGACACGCTCCTCTTTTCGGAGCTTGAGCCTGTCTGGGTGCAACTCCGCCTGCGGGACAATCTGGACAACGCCATTGCCAGTGAGCCCATGCGGGTCAATGTGGGGGAGATATTCAAGGACGGGGTGATCTAATGTGACCTATGCAGTAAACTTTGAAACCACGCCCAGGGTCATTGCGGTCAAGCTCTCCACCGGCGGCATGATGCACGCCAGCTTTGGCTCTGTGCAGTATGTCAACACCGGCAAGCAAGGAATTGACGGCACCACTTTTTACCCCTCTGTGGAGGGCGATGAGTGCACCCTGAGCTGGACCAATGACGGCAACAAAGAAAACCCCAAGCCTGTCAATTTGAGGGGCCGACAAGGCCCCCAGGGCGCTCCTGGCAGTGACGCAGACATCCTGCCCATCACAAACCTGGAGCTTGAAAAACTACTCATATAAGGAGGACAGCCAAAATGGCAAACAGCAAGAAAGCGCTTGATGAAAATGGTGTACTTTACCTGTGGGGTAAGGTCAAGACCTATGTGGCCACGGCCATTGCCAACATCAAGCTGCCCAGCAAGACCTCTGATCTGACCAATGACAGCGGTTTCATCACTGCCAAGGATGTGCCGGAGGGCGCTGCCGCATCCAGCACCGCACCCAAGATGGACGGCACCGCTACCGCTGGCACGGAAACCGCTTTTGCCCGTGGTGACCATGTGCACCCCTCTGACACCACCAAGGTGGACAAGGTGGAGGGCAAGGGCCTGAGTGCCAATGACTACACCAACGAGGAAAAGGCCAAGCTGGGCGGCGTGGAGGCCAACGCCAACAACTACACCCTGCCGGATGCCAGCGCCTCCGTCAAGGGAGGCGTGACTGTTGGCACCAATGTGGATGTCAGCGGCGGCAAAATCTCCGTCAAGAACGGCACCACCAACCAGAAAGGCGTGGTGCAGCTCTCCAGCGCCACCGATGACACCAGCACCACCAAGGCCGCCACGCCCAGCGCCGTCAAAGCTGCCTATGACCTGGCGGCAGGCAAGCAGAGCCCGGCCACCTCTTTGGCAGGCTACGGCATTGCAGATGCCTACACCAAGGATGAGGTGGATGCCAAGATGTCCAGCGCCCTTGAATATAAGGGCTCCAAGGACACCTATGCAGACCTGCCCACCACCGGCAACAAGAAAGGCGATGTGTGGAACATTGTCAATGCCGATGCGGCCCACGGGGTCAACGCCGGTGACAATGTGGCCTGGAACGGCACCACATGGGATGTGCTGGCCGGTACGATGGACTTGTCCGCCTACATGCTTGCGGAGGACCTTGTGGCCATTTCCAACACAGAGCTGGATAATATCTGCAAGTAAAGGAGGCCAATGACATGGCAAAAAGGCCCTACCTTGATGACCTCCAGACAGCACGCCTCTGGGCAAAGGTCAAGGCCCTGGTTTCTCCTTTGAGCTCCAGAGTGACCACACTGGAGGGGCAGGTCCAGACCAACACCACGGACCTCTCCGGCCTGGCCACCCGTGTCCGCACGCTGGAGCTGAAATATGACACCAATGTCACCGGCAACTCCTGGAGCGTGGCTTTCACCAGCCTCTCCGGCGTGGTGGTCACCGGTGTGTGGAATGAAAGCCAAGGGAGGATTGAGTTTTAAGTGCCCAACTATGACATCATACCGCTTGCCACTGATCTGCTGGACTACACCATCCAGCGGGTCAAGGTCAAAGAGCCTCAATACACCAAGGTCAAGGCCTATGTGATGGAAAACGGCCAGATGGTGGAAAAGGAGCTCTTTGAGAAAATCAAGGATGACGGCAAGCCTCACTTTCCCAAGAGCCAGACTTTCCACATGTGCGCTGACATGCAGCGCATGGCCAGCGCCATCCTCCAGAAATGCAACTCCGCTGATGGCCGTTATTTTGAAACTGAGTATGAGGAACGCCTCAAGGACCTTGATGAGGTCATCGTCCTCTGCGACACTCTCAACCAGTACATCAACCTGAGCTATAAGCGCAAGTACATCTCTGGTGACCAGTGCCACTACTGGGCAGAGCTGGTGCGCCCGGTCCGTCAAAAGGCTTTCAACTGGAAACGCAATGACAGCAACCGTGCCGCCGCTCTGCGTGAGGCAAAGGCCAACCAGGAGCTTGCCAAAATGGGCCAGATGGCCCAGCAAATTGCTGAGGCCCTGGCCCGCAACCCCTGAAAGGATATACCAGCCGAGAGCTGTTATATTTGGGTATGACCTATTTTTCTACTGTGCTCCCCGAACACGAACAACACCAACAACGCCGTTTACTTGAACACCAATGGCAATGTCAACAACAACAACTGCACCAACACCAACGGGTCCCGCCCCGCTCTGATGGTAAGGCCTGACTGAGTAGGCCCAAAGCCCAAAACCGTGCCGTCCATCACATCAAAGGAGGTCATACCCAGCCTTGGTGAGGCCAAGGCAAACACATTGCGCTGATGCCCCGCTGCTTTCCAGAAAAGTGGCGGGGCTACTGGTCCTATCATGCGGCACCCACACAGCGCATGAGGAGAGGCTGGCCAGCCGAACACTGATAGGGGGCCATCCGTTTGTATGAAATTTTCTGAAATATGCACCTTTGCGGTGATCTATGCGGCATACCTGGCCGCCCGGCGGGGCAAACGCTCCAGAGCCGCTACCGCACACTATGAGGTGCGCCTGCTTGAGAACATCGTCAACCTGGTCTATATCCTAAAAACCAAGATTTACAGACCCGGTGTGTTTCGTGTGTTCTATGTCTATGAGCCCAAGAAAAGGCTGGTGCAGGCACCCGCTTTTGTGGACAAGGTGGTCCAGCACGCCATAGTGGACAATCTCCTCTATGACCGCATCACCCGCAGTTTCATCCTGGACAACTACGCATCCCAAAAGAACAAGGGCCTGCACTTCGGTCTGGACCGGCTCAAAGGATTTTTCACGGACTACTGGAATAAGCACCACACCGCTGAGGGCTGGGTGCTCAAGTGTGATGTCCGCCATTTCTTTGCAAGCATCAACCATGACAAGCTCAAGGAAAAGCTCAAAAAGCTGGACCTTGAGCCTGTTGTTTATGACCTGCTTTGCATCTATATTGACTGCTCTGACGGCCTGCCGCTGGGGTATCAGACATCACAGCTCTTTGCCCTCCTGTTCCTGGATGACTTTGACCACTTCGTCAAGGAACAGCTCCACATCCAATACTATGGCCGCTACATGGATGACTTTTTCCTCATCCACCCGGACAAGGAATACCTGCAATTCTGCCTCCGGGAAATACGGGCCTACATGGATAGCCTGGGGCTGGAACTGAATGAGAAAACCCAAATCTTTCCCATCCGCAACGGCATTGACTTTTTGGGCTTTCACACCTACCTGACGGAGAGCGGCAAGGTCATCCGCAAGCTGCGGCACAGCAGCATCAAGCGGATGCGTGCCAAGCTCCGCCACTGGGAAAAGGAATACCCGGCGGGCCTGGTGACCCGTGAGCAAATCCTGCAATCCTGGCAGGCGTGGGATGCCCACGCCGCACATGGCAACACTTGGGCCCTGCGCCAACAGGTGCGGGACCGTGTGCAAAATATTCTAAAGGAGGAAATCTGATCTATGGCCACAACCACCCTGGGCAACAAAGCTGTGGGCAGTATCATCCAGCTCAAGGAAAATGGCAAGCTGGTGAGCTTCTATGTTGCCAAGCACAACTATGAGAACTCCCTCAACGGCATGGGCCGCACGCTGGTGGTCCGCAAGGACTGCTATGACACCCGCCAGTGGCACAGCTCCAATGTCAATGCCTACGCCTCCAGCGCCATTGATAGCTGGCTCAACGGCACCTACAAAAACCTGCTTGATGCAGACATCCGTGGGGTCATCGGCACCACAAAAATCAAGTACACCCCCGGCAACGGCAACAACACCGTTGGCACGCTCCAGCGGGCCATTTTCCTGCTGTCTGCCACTGAGCTGAACAGATCGGCAAGCTGGTTTAATGTGGAGGGCACGGCGCTGGAAATCGCCAGCTCTCTCCAGATCGCCTACATGAACGGCTCCGCCGTTGTTCAGTGGACCCGCTCCCCGTTCACGAACTACACCGGCGACGCCGTTTGCTTGGGCACCAATGGCAATGTCAGCAGCAACTACTGCCTCAACACCTACGGGTCCCGCCCCGCTTTCACTCTCCCCTCCACCCTCTCTGTGAGCGATGACGGCACTGTGTCCGTCAACACTGCGCCCACCATCACCAGCTCCACGGCCAATGGCTCCAACCTGGGCACCAAGACGGCGGGCTTTAACTTCCAGTACACGGTCAACGATGTGGACGGGGACACTGTGACGGTCAAGGAGTACCTGGACAATGTGCTCAAGCGCACCTACACCGCAACCCTGGGCCAGGTCAACACATTCCAAGCTGTCACGGCTGCCAACTGGCAGAAAATCCTCAACGGCTCCCACACCCTCAAGGTGGTGGCCTCTGACGGCAAGGCTGACAGCGCCGCCTACACGGTGACCTTTGCCAAAAAGGTGACCAAGGCCACTGTCACGCTGGCAGCGCCGCTGGCGGCGGATGATGCCATTTCTGTGATGGTTATGAACATCGTGGGCACCCTGCCTGCGGATGCGGTCATGGAGGTGCTGGTCACCAACAACGCCAAGGACACCACCCCCGTCTGGGAGGATGCCACGGCGGATGTCAAGAATGGCGCAAACCATGTGTTTACCAATAAGACCGCCGCCAACGGCTTTGCGTTCAATTTCAAGCTCTCTGTTGAGCGTGGAGCCAGCGACACCGGCGGCTATATTTCTAACATCGGAGGTGCTTTTGAATAATGGCTGTTTACTATGACAACACAAGCCTCAAGGCAAAGCATGAGCGCAAGCGTTCCCTGGAGGAACTGACCAAGGAAAACAAAGAGCTCAAGACCCGGCTCCAGGCAACGGAGGAGGACCTGACTAACACCCAGGTGGCTCTCACGGAGGTCTATGAGATGCTGGCAGGAGGTGGAGAGAATGGCTAAGGTATATGCCGCCCTCATCCGCAAGGGCCTCAAGACCCTGGATGATGTCCCCGCCAACCTGCGTGACGCTGTTGCCAAGCTGCTGGAGGAGAGCACCGATGCGTGAGCTCCGCCTGCGGCTTGCTTTATTTCTGTTGAGAAAGGAGGTGCAAGACATGGCTGTTGTGTATGCTACCCTCATCATCAAGGGCCGCAAGACCATTGACCAGGTGCCCGCTCTGCTGCGTAAGCAGGTGGAGGAAATCCTGGCAGACCTGGAGGTTGAGGTCTAAAGCCCCAGCCCAGCAGGAGGGGCACACCCGTGTGGTGTGCCCCTCTTATTTTTGAACAACAGGAGGACAAAAAGGATGCTGGAAACGCTGAGGAGCTACTGGTCTATCATCTCCACCATCATCACTGTGGTAGCCGTCCCCGCCGTTGGCTACCTCTACAAGAAATACAAGCAGGCAGACGCACGGCAAAAGGCGGTAGAGCTGGGGGTCCAGGCCCTCCTCCGTGACCGCATCGTGCAATCCTATTATCACTATGAGGAGCGTGGCTGGATAACTCTGCACGGCCTTGAGAATGTCAATGCCATGTATAAGGAGTACCACGCTCTGGGCGGCAATGGCACCGTGACGGCGCTGGTCAATACCATCCATGAGCTTGAGGTCCGGGACGATAAGCGCCCCGCCTCTCAGGCCTGAGCTGGAGAGGAGGGCGCATGGAGTTTTCAAAGAAAATGCTGGTGCTGCACATCTGCATTTCCGTCCTCCTCTGCATCACCACGATAGTGGGGACGCTCACGGACCATGATGTCACAGCCATTGCGGCGCTCACCGGCACCTCTTTTGTGACAGATGGTGCCTGGGGCGGCTTTTACTACTGGAAAAGCAAGAATGAAAACCGGGCGAAATACGCCCAGCGTTTTCTCAACAAGTTTGCGGACAAGTACGGTGCTGATGCGGCCCTCCGGGCCACTGAGATCGTGCTGAAAGATTGAGTAAAGGAGGACATGCTCAATGACTGAAAAAGAACTCCGGCAGAAAGTTGTGGACACTGCGGTGAGCTATCTGGGCTGCAAAGAGGCCAACGGCTCCCACCGCAAAATCATTGACCTCTACAACTCCCACAAGCCCCTGGCCAGGGGCTATGCGGTGAAATACACGGATGCCTGGTGCTCCACCTTTGCATCCGCTGTGGCCATCGCCTGCGGCCTCACGGACATCATCCCCACGGAGTGCGGATGTGAGCGCCACATTGACCTTTTCAAAAAGCTGGGCTCCTGGGTGGAGAATGATGCCTATGTACCCAGCCCTGGTGACTACATTTTCTATGACTGGCAGGACGGCAGCAACTACGCCACCACGGACAACACCGGCTCTGCGGACCATGTTGGTATTGTGGTGTCCTGCGATGGCAAGACCATTAAGGTCATTGAGGGCAACATGAGTGATGCCGTTGGCTACCGCAAGCTGGCCATCAATGGCCGCTACATCCGGGGCTTTGGCGTGCCCAAGTACGCCTCCAAGGCCACCTCTGCGCCCTCCGGCGGCGGGGAGGCACCCACGCCCGGCAAGGATGAAAAGCCCACTCCTGGGCTTGCTGTGGGCTCCGTGGTGACCTTTACGGGCACCAAGCACTATATCAGCTCCATGGCCGTCAACGGCAAGAGCTGCAAGCCCGGTGAGGCCAAGGTCACCGCTGTGGCCAAGTCCGGCAAGCACCCCTACCACCTCATCAAGACCACCGGCAGCTCCTCCACCGTCTATGGCTGGGTGGATGCCGCTGATGTCAAGGAAGTGGTCCCGGCCATCGTCAAGGGCTCCAGGGTCAAGGTGGCCAAGGGAGCCAAGACCTACAACGGCGGCAGTCTGGCCTCCTATGTCTACACCACCGCCTACACCGTCATTCAGATTGACGGCTCCCGTGTGGTCATCGGCATCAACGGAGTGGTCACGGCGGCTGTCAACATCAAGGACCTCACGCTGGTGGGGTAAAGGAGGAAATTTATGACTACTTCCATCATCCATCTGGCCGTTGGCCTGGTGCTCCTGGTGGCCGTCAACATCGTGCTGGGCAGCCTCAACGCCCTCTTTGACGGCAGTTTTGACAAGGTAAAACTCCGCAACGGCATCATCAAGGGCATCATCGTGGCGGCCTGTTTTATTGCCTTTTATATGGCGGGCTACCTCAACCCGGACATCATCGCCATTGAGGTGGATGGGCAGACCGTGAACTTGATGACCGCCTCCAACCTGGCGCTGCTCACGGCCTATGTGCTCTATGCCAAAGATGTATTTGTGAAATTGAAAAACCTAATCTTGAGCAAGACCTCCGGCACGCCGCCGGAGGAGCTTGCCGCAGAACAAGAAACTGCTGAATAAGACGAAAGCCGGAGAGGGTCAAACCTCTCCGGCTTTTTTGCTTTATAGGGTGATGTCCTGGCCTGTGCTGTCTATCTGCTTTTTAAGGGCATAGAGCTCTTTGCTTTCCTTGCCGCCCAAAAACCAAACGGCCACATGTTTGTCCCCATAGGTGAAAACTGCATACCACTTGACCGCATTGGTGCGGGAAGTGTTTGGACTGGTGCCTCTGTACTTGGCCGCAAAATTGCGCTCATCCATGATGTCCAAGCTGTCAACCTTGGCCAGCGGCAGGGTCACGCTGGGGCCCTCCACCCGGCGGAACACCAGCGCCTCCGCCGTCTGCTCCATAAAGCAGGGCGCATCCTGGGCAAAGCCGGGCAGGCCCTCATAGTGCATGAGCCGGATGCACTCCGGCAGCGGTGCCTTTTTCTTTCCGAACATGTCAAAACCTCCTATGCTGATCTGACCCAAAAATTGAGATGGTGGATGTACTCCTCCAGTGGCGCACCCTCAATGCTTTCCGCATCATTGCGGACTATATACTGCATCCAGGTCTTGCGGCCCTGCAATTTGACTTTTCCCAAGTACGCTCTGGGGCTGCTCACGGAGAGAGCGCCATTGGCCATGCGGCTGATGGTCAATGCTACGCTTTTATGCCCCTGACGCAGTGCCGCCTCCAGAGCTGCCAAGAAAGCCTCCTCATCCGGCGTGACTGACCACCTGCGGCTACTTTCCGTTGTATAGCGAATATACACCCAGCTCACCGTCCTTTTCTGTTTATTCTTGACTTTTCTCCATTATAGTTTGCACCCTGTCTGCGTGTCAAGTATTGGAGCCTTTATTGATAATGACATACCAAATGTGCAAACTATAATTATTTATGAGAGGAGGCGGTGCAGTTGATCGCTGAGAAAATCAAAGCCCTGCGTGAGGCAAGGGGCTGGAGCCAGGCGGAACTTTCCCGGCGGCTGGGCATCACCAGAAACGGCGTGAACTCTTGGGAGCAGGGGCTCTCTATGCCATCACCGGCGTGCCTGGTGGACCTGGCCAAGGTGTTTGGCGTGTCCACGGACTACCTGCTGGGGCTGGAACGGCTCACCACGGTGGATGTCACCGGCCTGGCGGACCGTGATGTTGCGGTGCTGGCAGAGCTGGCCGAACGGCTCAAAAACTGCAAAGACTGACACAGCGGCTCACTTTTCGTGGGCCGCTTTTTTGTTCTTGACTTCATACACCTTTTGGTGTATAATCAGAGTACATTAAACGGAGGTGCTGCTCTATGACCCATTCTAAACTGCAAACCAAGCGCCTGGAGGCGCAGATGTCACAGTCCCAGCTTGCCACTGCCGCTGGCATCAATGGCCGGATGCTCCAGTATTATGAGCAGGGTGCAAAAGACCTGAGTGGTGCCAAGCTGGCCACGCTGCTCAAGCTGTGCCTGGCTCTCAACTGCACATTGGCTGACATTCTCCCTGACGGAGAAACAACCGAATTGCTGACCCGATACGGGCAGTAAAGCCTTTTCTGGCGGGGTGTTCATCACCCCGCCGCTTTTTTATATTCTGAGGAGGGTATCACATGAATTACAAGGGCTTTCATCAACTGCAATGGGAGGACCGCCTGGTCATTGAAAAGATGCTCAAGGTGGGTGACAGCAAGGCCAAGATCGCTGAGGCGCTGGGCGTGTGCAAAAAGACCATCTACAATGAAATCAAACGGGGATGGACCCAGCAGATGACCTCTGACTATGAGTTTATCTGGTGCTACTGCCCGGAGATGGCGGAGCGCAAATACCAGGAAAACCTCCGGGCCAAGGGGCCGGACCTCAAGATTGGCAATGACATTGACTTTGCAAACTATGTGGAGCAGAAAATTGTGGAGGAGCACTATTCTCCCGCCGCTTTGTTGGCAGAGCTCAAGGCAAAGCCGCCCCAGTTTGACACCACGGTCTGTGAGGCCACGCTCTACAATTACATCTACCGGGGTGATGTGTTCCTGGTCCTCAACCCGGAGCACCTGCACGAAAAGGGCCGCCGCCACTATGGTGAGAAATACGGTGAACAACGGAACGCTGCCAGAGCCGCCAAAGGCCCCCGCATTGATAAGCGTGACCCCATCATCAACTCCCGCACTACTTTTGGCCACTGGGAGATGGACAGCGTGATGGGCACCGTGGGCTCCAGCCGGGCGCTGGTGGTGCTCACGGAACGGCTCACCAGGGCGGGCATCATCCTCCCGGTGCCGGACCATACCGCCGCCAGCGTGGTCCGGGCGCTCAATGGTCTGGAGCGCCGCCTGGGCAAGGACTTCTACCCCATGTTTCAGAGCATCACGGTGGACAATGGCTGTGAGTTTCAAGACTACGATGGCATGGAAAAGGCCTGCCGCCGGAAAGGAAAGCGTACCACCGTTTACTACTGCCATCCGCATGCACCACATGAGCGTGGCAGCAACGAGAACATGAACAGGATAATAAGGCGGTTTTTCCCCAAGGGCACCAACTTTGATGAGGTGCCTATCTCAGAGATACGCCGGGCAGAGGAGTGGATGAACAACTATCCACGGGAGGTGCTGGGGTGGCAGACAGCGGCCACCCTCCTGCGGAGCTACATGAGCGCCTGCTGATCTGCCGCACAATAAAGCTGAATGCCGGAGCCCACGGAGGCCACCGGCGCTGTTGTCATGCCCAGATACAGAAAAACGCACAAAACAAGCCGCAAATAGCACGGCTTATTTTGTGCGTTCATACAACTTTACAATTTTATTGTAATTTATTCTTGACTTTTTGCAAAATATTCACGGGTTTCTCTAAAAGGAATTGACAAACCCGGCCTGATATGATAAGATAACTCACGGCTTTGGAGGCCGGCATTCGGAGAGATGTCCGAGCGGTTTAAGGAGCTGGTCTTGAAAACCAGTGACACAGCAATGTGCCGTGGGTTCGAATCCCACTCTCTCCGCCATTTTCTTTCCTTCATATCGGCTCAACCGACCTGCGGAAGTACCCAAGTGGCCGAAGGGGCTCCCCTGCTAAGGGAGTAGGCGTCTAAAAAGCGCGCGAGAGTTCAAATCTCTCCTTCCGCGCCAAAGTACCGATTTTAGCTGTTTTAAAGCTGAAATCGGTACTTTTTTATGATTTTCACCCTATTTTCTGCGTATTTTCAAAAAGCAAAAAATCACGTTATGACACGCTCTGTAACATAAAATTATTTCCCGTATGCTACATTGTATGCTACAAATTCAGCGCAATGCGAGGGGACTCCCCTATTTTTTGCTACATGGACTTTATTTTCCGAAGCATAGAATCATAGACTTTTCGGTTCACAAGCGATAATGTGTCCATAAGTTCATCAACGACCGCCCAAGCCTTTGCCGGGTCTTTCCCAGCTACCGCAAGTAAAAACTCACTGTCCCCGTACTCGCCCACGGTAGCCGGTTCTGCGGTCACAGGGGCGGGAGCGCCGGAGTAGTAACCCACATACTTACCGCCGTCGCCCCGTTCCTCTTCTTGCATCTTGTCGCGTATCACATAAAGATCTGCCAGTTTGGCATAATTGGGATAGCTGGATTCCTCATATTCCAGCCGCGCTATCTCCTTGCGGATCTCGGCTTTATCCAGCATATCATATCCCCCTTATGCCCGCTCGATCTGCTCCATGCAGCGGCGAATCGCTTCGCGGGTCTTATCGTCGTCCGCATCGCGCATCATATCGTCCAGCTGCGCGCGCATATGCTCGCGGGCGTCTGTGCGGCTGTAGCGGCCCATTGCGTCGCGGCGGCGGCCACGGTAAGAGCTGCCCCGGCCGTAAGTACCGCGCATATCTGCCTCCCACTCGCCGTCGCGGGAATAGCCGCCGTCTTCAGCCATCTCGATCTTGTAGGTATTCTTGATGGAGCTGGTCAACTTCTGGATCGCGTCGAGGTCGCCTGCGGACATTTCCCGCTTCTCGGCAATTTCGTCCAGCTCTTTGCAGAGCATTTCGCGGAGATTCCTCAGATCATACATATTGCTTCCTCCTTTCATGCTACGCGCTCGACGGTAAGATTGCTGTTTGCAAAATTAACCGTTTGCGCGCTGGTGTTTCGCATACCTACCGTCAGGCAGCAGCCTCTTGGCACGCTCACCTGTGCGGATACATAAACGTTAAAGTAGTTTTCTACCGCTGCCGGTGTCACAATCGCCGTCGCGCTTGCAAGGGCTTCACCGTTGATGGCAAGTGCGGCCGTGATCGCCTCGACCGTGCCGCCGGTTGGAATTGCGATGTTGCCGCCGTAGGAGACTTTGAAAACTGCTCTACACTGATTCGTCAGCCCGCGCAGCGTGATCAGGCCGCTGCCCTCGCGGTGCACGATGCACGGCTTGCTGCTCACTGCCGTTTCCGCCAGCGGGACGTTCTGCCCGGCGGCGACGCCGACGATGTTGGAATTCGTAAACTCAGCCAATTCCAAACACCCCGCTTCCCGAATTGCCTGCTTTGCAGTAGTTCAAAATCGGCTCCATCGCCGTCTTCATCGCCTCTGCGCAGCTCGGCTGCTCCATTTCGTCCACCGTTTTCAGGATACAGGCGTATGTGTAGAGATCCGTGATGTTCATCTTGTACAGATCCACGCCCATCAGGTGATCGATGAATTTCTTCTTGAGTTCCTTATATGTTGCCATAAAATCATTCCTTTCATAAAAAATACAGCGGCGGGACGATTGCCCCGCCGCGTTGCTATCGAGTATCGGCAATGGGGGCCGACCATTTTCGTGAGACCACGAAAAAGCTCTACGATGTGGAGTTGTTACGCGCAGTTTCCGCAGCCGTAGTTGTAGCCACTGTTGCAGCAGTACGGATTCGCTACAACATAGGCCGGGCTGGGACTCGGGCGAAGCGTGGAAACAAGGTAATTGTTCTGTGCCGCCTGCGATGCTGCCAGCTGGTAGCCGAAAAGCTGCTGGTTCTGCTCTGCGATCTTCGCGTCCTTCGCCGCAATCTCCTGCGCCGTCAGACGCTGGTCGATGCTGCGGAAGCCGCAGTTCATGGCGTCGATGATGTCGCGGGTGGTGTTCTGCACGGTGTTGCGGGTGTCGCACGCCTGCGTCGCCATGTCATAGCGCACCTGGGCGATTGCAGCGCGGTTTTCGCAGCAGCACTCCTGTGCCTGCATCGCCATGTTGTTCAGCTGCTGCATAAGCGCGGCCTGCTGGTTGCAGCGGGAAAGCTCGGCCTGAGCAAAGCCGTTTGCCATCGCCATGTTGGTGCCGTTGATAAGCTGCGCCTGCTGGTAAAATCCGTCGCAAAGTCCCTGATTTACACTGTCGATCTTGCGCTCGATGTTGGAGAAGTCAGAGGCCAGCACATAGCCGTCTACAACGCCGCCGGAATTCCTGCCGTTGTTGCCGAATCCGTTTCCGTTGCCGCCCCAGCCGCAGAAAATGGCAAGGAACAGGATGATGATCCCCCAGCCATTATCACCGCCGAAGCCGCCCCAGCCGCCACCTGTCATGCCGGTAGGCGCGACGGGCATTGTCATGGTCGGGGCGCCGTCATTCAAACTCATATTTTTCATTCCTTTCGTAGATTCAAAAGATTTATCTCAATCGTGGCCACGATTTTAATCGTTCAACTGTTCGGAATTCCCGAACTATTGCAGCAGTTGCCGGAATTGCCCCGCCACCTGCTGCAGCTGGTTCAACTGCTGCTGCGTGATTTTCCCGCTCTGTACCAGTTTTTCGACCTCTGCTTTCGGGTCGCCCTGAAACGTCTGCTGAAACTGCCGGAATTGCTGCACCATATTTTGAAACTGCCCCATCTGGCCGGGCATCTGCACGCCGCCGAGGGCCTGAAACAGGGGGTTAGCCATCGCTTTCAGCCTCCTTTGTCTTTCTCGCCGGTCTTACGCTGGGGGCCGTCAGTTTGGCTACCAGCTCTTCAAACTCCCTGCGGGTCACATATTCTTCGCTCATGTCTTTTCGCGGCGCTGCGGGCGCTGGCGCGGCCTGCGCACGCTCTACAAGGTCGTAGGTCGTCATGGTCGGCTTGCCGCTTGCATCGGCCTTTTTCACATACACGACCGGCGCGTTCATATCCCAAAGCGTAACGGCATTGTTGGGCGCGACGATAAAGTCGTTTGCGGCCTGTTCGTTCGGAATCCAGATGATCGACTGATTCTGCGGCTGCTGGGGCTGCGGCTGGTAGGCCGGTATCTGCGGCGCGGGCTGGTACTGTGGGCGCATCATTGGCTCCTGCATTGGTTGACTGATCGGTTGGCCGATTGGCTGATTATAAATCGGCTGCTGATACACATACGGCTGTTGTCCGAACATCATTTATCCTCCTTTGCCCAGTAGAACAGCGGGATCTCATTGCCGCTGTCCCATGTATCGAAATAGCTTCCGTTCTCCGCACAGACCACATGACTGGACAGAGCAAGAACGTACACGCCGCGCGGATGGTCTGCGCAGAAATCCGCGACGGTATAGCAGTCCGGGCATGTGTTCGGGATTACGTTCCGGGTAAAGCCCTGCTGCCGGAGGTAAGCGCTCCATACGCTGTTTGCGCTCGGCAGATCGCCCATGATGAGCCCCTGCAGGCACAGGCCGATATACACCTCGTCCCAGCTCTTCCCGGTCGCCTTTGCGATAGCCCGGACGGTGCAGTCTCCGACCTTCTGCCCGGCGGGATTTGGATTGAAATAAGAAAAGCCCATACCGAACACTCCTTTGATGTGTCCAGTATGGGCTTTTTTGCGTTTTGATGTGCCTCAGCTGCGTATCACTTGTGCATCATTTCCGCTCAGTTTGGAAGACTGCCGGACGCAGCCTTCATCCGCGCCATGATCTCCGGCAGTCGGCGCTGGACCGTGGCGCGGCCCAGAAACAGCTCTGTTGCAACGTCTACCTGGGGGAGCTTATCCACAAAATAGAGCTGCGCGATCTTCTCATTTTCCCGGCCAAGATTGGCCTGATAGATCACGGCCTCCATGTCCTTGCGTGTCAGGCGGCCCAGCTCTGGCGGCAGCTTGGCCCGCGCCTGCGGCGACATACGCCCCGCCTCCTTACTTTTCCTTGTGCTTCAGCACAGCGATATTGCCCTTGCTGCTCACTTCGAGATCCAGCGCAGCGGCCAGATCGCGCACTTTGATGTAATTCGTGCCGTTCTTCAGGATACGCTCAACGGCGATTTCCTTGCCGTCCACGATGATCTTGCTCTTTTCTACCATTTCGGTTTCCTCCTCTGCATTTTTTCCATCTTCGAGGGCCATGACCGTATGGCCCGAGCTTACCAGTACGTCGCCGCGCAGGAGATTGGCGTCCGTCGTCAGATACTTGCTGCCGGTCAGCAGCTCGAAGTCTCCCGTCGCAGGCCAATCGTGCAGCATACAGTAGGTGGTGCAAGAATTCCCCTGCCGACGGTAGAGAGCTTCGACCGACGCGCAGCCTGCGGCCACGGCGCAGAGCATCATGAGCGCGGAGCAGTCCGTCTCCACGGGCTTTGCGATCCTGCTCACGTCCCATCCGACGGCTCTGGCGGCCTCATACGCCGTGTTCCTGTTGTCCATGTCGTATCCGATGTTCCGGTTCTTAATGGCCGCCTCGCACGTCTGCGCGGCCCGCTCGGCCTTTTTGCGGCTCTTGTAGCGCAGGACGCCGAGCCAGCGCCCATTGTACCAGTTGGAGATATTCAGCTCCCGGCCCGTCTGGTTTCCAGGCTGCTGCCCGTGGCCGCCTGTCTCGCCGAGGCTGGCCTGTCCGATCTTGATACTCATTTCTGCGCGTCCTCCTGCGGTTTGCCTGCCGCATCGATGGCGTCCTGCGCTTTCTGGCTCTGCGTGCCAAAGTAAAACGCGATCACGACGGTATACACCATCATAAAGTCCTGCGAGATCTTCCCGGCGACTGCCATGTACGCAAATACTGCCGTCAGCACCAGCGTGACGATGGATTTTACGCTCAGCAGATTGCCGAGCCGCTTCTTGATGTTTTCCATATGTATGCTCCTTTCAATCTTTCAGCACGATCTCCGCGATGCGTGCTGCCGCTTCCGGGCCGTATTTCTCGGCCCATTTATCCATGTACTTCTGCGCGTACTTCGCGCGGTTCTCGTTCTTGGCCTTCCAGAGGTAAAAGCCGCTGGAAGCCGTTGTTTCGGCCAGCACCGCAAGCGTGATCTCCGTCAGATCTGCGCCTGCCGCGCAGGCGATGATGAGCGCGAGGCTGACGAGCGCGCTGCAAATCAGCCATTTCTTACTAAACTCCATTGCTATGTCCGCATTGCGCCTCCAGCTGGTGCAAAAACTTTTTTACATCGCCGTTGCCGCCCAGCTTGACGTATTTCTGCCCGGCGATCAGGCGTTCTGCCATCGGCATTTCCTCCGACATGATTGTCAGCCGGAGAATTGCGAGATACTGCTCGTTCTGATGCGTCTGCAGCTTGTCGAGCTTTTTGTCAATCTCGCCGAGATGCTCATCCTGCGATGTGGCCTTGCCGCGCTTTTTCTGTATCGCGCTGACGACGGCGTTTACTACCGCCGTCAACGCGGATGAGCCAAGCGCGGCGCAGGCGAGGGTGACGATGATGGTCTTGGTGTCCATTTTTCTGTACCTTTCTCTTTTATTTGCCGGGCTAGTCGTCCGCCATTTTGATGTAGGTGGTGGTATCACTGGAATAGCTGATGCTTGGCAGCGTCGTGCCGCCGAGGACTGCATAAAGCGCCGGGTAGGCCGTCCGCGAGAAGGTCGAGCCGTCGCATGCGTGCCATGGGGCAGAGAGTACGCGGACAGTCGTGAGGATGTCGCCGACGTGATAGTTTGGCTCTGCCAGCTTCGCAAGCGCCTCATTTACCATCGGGTTCGCCGGTGCGTCGCCCGCTCGCCAGATCTTTGCAGCGCTCTGTGCCGTCAGCAGGTTCCCGGCCGTGAGCGGCGTCCCTGCCTCCAGCGGCTCGTCCTCCGGGCGAAGCCATTCATACCGCAGAAGGCTTCCCACCGCGTCATACACCCCGTACCGGACGGACCCGTTTGCGAGATCGTTTGTGCCGATTCTCTCCCGCATGGCTATTCCTCCAATGCCTTGATGTAGGCATGACTGCGAAGCCCCGGTGTAACTGTTGGGATTTTCTTATCTCCATACGCGAAATCATGATACATTATGTACCCATTTCCTGCGGCGGAAGTTACGACCGCCGCCAAGCTCCCGCACGCTGCCGCGGGCTGATATGTGTTGATGAACCGGTTGAGCGCGTGCGGCATTGTTATACACACGAAGCCAGAAGCGTCATCATCCGCAAGTACTAATTTTTGGGTGGTGTACGCGCTAGATGATGCAGCGACACACACGGATACGCCGTCCACAAGAATCATACCGGCGGGAAATTCGTACCTTGACGCTGTTAAACCAGATATCGTAGAGTTTGCAATAACCTGCGTAAACGTTGCACCATTATTTTCGGATTTGAAATAAGCGTATTTGCTATCCGATGAGGCCGTTATGATTGAAATGGTGTTTCCGTCTACGGCATATTCCGAAACATCGAAAGACGTATGGCTGAAAACAGTCGTCCACGAGCTTTGGTCGAGCGGATACTGCGTTCGCTGAAGCTGTTGCCTACGCGTAGAATTTTCGTAGTAATCATATATTCTATAAAAATACCCCGTTTCCGCATTATACTTTTTCGGTAAGCTGTTGTCACTGTATTTTGAAAATGCCCATCCGTTTAAAGTAATTTCTTCTGGTTCTTCGACGAGATCAGCGCGGTATAGACATTCGTAGTCCTTAGCGTCCTGATACTCGATCGATGCAATATACTTTGATCCGTCATAGAACAGCCACACAGGAGGGGGATAACTCTCTGGTAAAAAGTCTTCCGTAGTAGATAGTACAGTGAATTTCCAGCTAACAGGATTAAGCGTATCAGTGTGCGCACAAACGTACAAATGAGAATTATTTGCTCCGCCGGGATCTGTGACAAAACTCATATAAAAGACAAGCACATATTCCCCGTTTAAGTATTGAACCGTAGTCTGCCTTTCTATACTGCTGCTAATTATGGTGCGGCCTGTATATTTTTTTCCCTTCAATGGATTTTTAGGTATAGAAATATCATTCCAAGAAACAAGGTCTGAAGAATAGTAGATTTTACCGTCCAGATAATCAGGGCTATTGCTATTCGCGCTCGTGATAAACCAATACCCATTTGCATATGAAATGCTTGGATTGTAGAGATTTGCGTTCATCAACGTGGAAACATCCCACGCAGCATCGGTCTTGCTGGATCTCAATATATTGAACAGTTCCGGGTACTGTGCGCCGGAAATGTACCTACCGTCGCACGGGAGCCATGCGTCGGACAGGTCTGTGCGGGACGTGATAGCGATATCGCCGACTCTGGCCGTGCCCTCCGAAAGCTTTCCGAACGCGTCGTTGACTGTCGGGTCTTCCGGCCTCGTGGTTGCGTTCGGCCAGAGCTTGGCGGCAGTGGCATCGGACAGAAGATTTGCCTTATTGAGAGGCGTACCCTCAACTGTTGGCTCGTCCATACGTTTCATGTACTCGTAGTGATCAAGACTACCGTCGGAATTGTAGATGCCATATCGAATAGCGCCGTTTGTAAGAACTTTAGTAGGTTGGCGATCTTTCATATCAAGCCTCCTGTCGCGCATTCCGCCGCGCCGGTGTAGCGGAACGCCTTTGTGATGTTGTCAATCAGTTCCTCGCAGAGCGCAAGAATGCGCTCGATGTCGTTTGCGCCGGTGTAGGTCAGCCGGTCGAGGCCGGGCGCGTCCGGCGTTCCTTCGGGGTATGCCAGTGCATCCCGGATGGACTGCACCTGCTTGCGGTATGCCTCGGCCTGTGATGCCGTTATAATGTCCGTTGCGGCCCAATCTGTTTTTGCGGACCATGCGATACTCATGCCGCAGACCGGCGCAAGACGCGCCGCCAGATAGTTCAGGACGGTTCCCACGCGATTCATGTCGCTTGCGTTGTACGCGCCCTTCATCCCGGCCAGCCATTCCGCCCGCTCGGCTGCGGTCATGGCAGCAAAGCCCTTCGCGGCCAGCGCCTTGACGTGCTCCACGTCCGCCTGCGTCCGGTCGGTGACGAGGGTGTCAATGATGGTACTCATGCGCCAACTCCTTTCGTTACGGCATAAATTCCGCCTCCGCTGAACGTCAGTTCCATACCGGTCTGCACAGCATTTTCGTTTTGTGCGAATGCGTCGGAGATTTTGATGGTGTCACCGGTTTCGAGCGCCGGATTGCCCCGGTTTTTCACGCTGTAGATCTTTCGGCGATTATACTGCGCAAGCAGCCACGCGGCCACACTCTGATAGTTTGCAGGCGCTACACACGGGTTATTTACGCTCTTGATGTTTTTGCCGCTCCCGGCGGTGATTGTCGTATCGATATTCGCGTAGTCGCTCTTAACGTGCAGCTCTACGCAATCAACCGCTTCCGATATGGACACACCGTCATAGTTATAAAGCTCATCCGGCGTTATTTCTCCCAATACTGCGCCTGCTGAAAGCTCCGCGATGTGCAGGTTTCCGGATCGATCGAACCACGCGGAGCACATTGCGGCCTGTGCTAGAATCCGGATTGCCTCGCGTCTCGTCGTCTTCCGAGGGATTGCAGGGACTACCGTTCTTTTGTCTGCGCCGCCGCCGTAGATCACAGTGATGTCGTATCCTTCCAGTACGGACGCAACTACAGTCTGAAGCTCGCACGCGGTAGCGTTTCCGGCCTCATAGGTTGCGCGATCGAGTGTCGCAGCCATATCGTTTCCGACAAGCTGTGCCGTAACGCCGGAATCGCGTGCTGCAACGGACGTAAAAAAGAACTCGCCAACGTCTATGCTCTCTCCGTTTACAATACATCTGGCAAGCAATTTCTGGCCATCCTGAATCACGGAGAAAACGCCGTCCGGGTTCAGAATGTTGTACCGATGATCCGCGTTGTCGAATGTAAAGGAAATCTTCCGTGACGGCAACGATTCGCAGGAAACGGATGCTTCCTCTATGATCTTCACGTCGGCCATTGTGTCGTTTTCGTAGGTTTCCGTCAGGCCGAAATCGATCTGCCGCAGCCGGGCGCGTGTCTTTGGCAGGAACGTCTTGTCAAATCGAATCGTCAGCTTTGTATAATTTGCGGCAGTCATGCTGATGTTCTGCCGCGCCTGCGTGATCATCTTTGTTCCGGTTGCGACCGTCGATCCGTCGCTCGCATACGCGGTAATTGTAATCTGCGCCGGGTATTGGTTCATTTTTTCATCAAACAGCATCGCCCAACCAATCGTGGATACCGGCGCGGAGAATTCAAACGTAATTGTGCTTGCCATTTCGGCGCTCTCGTTTGATACTACTCCGCTCCACCAGCCAACATACTGCCCGTCAAAGCTATCGTTCGGAATATCGATTGTCCCATCCAGAACCCACCGGTTCAATTCAAGCCCAGCGAACTTCCCGGATATGGTTTCTCTGTCGCTGATCGTTTCGGCGGCGCTTGTGCCGGGTGTCGAATCAGATGCAGAGGCCGTACCGTTCTTCTTTGCCGACGGGTCAACAATGTAAA